CTGAGATATGCGCCGCCAAGTTCCCCGAGAAATGTCGCCGAGAGGCCTTAGGGCCGGCACCCTACCTGTATGGCCTCCTCTAACATCCTCCCTAGCCTTTCGGCTCTCGCTATCCCGGTTACTAACCTCGAGCACCTCGACCGGAACCCGAGACGCGGCGACGTCGAGGCCGTCGCCAAGTCGTACAAGAGGTTCGGACAGCGTAAGCCTATCGTAGCGCGTCGTACCGGAGAGAACGAAGCCGGCCCTACCGGTACGGTCCTCGCCGGGAACCATCAGCTAGCGGCCGCTATCTCTCTAGGCTGGGATACTATCGCCGTCGTCTTCGTAGATGAAGACGAAGATACCTCTAAGGCGTACGCGCTCGCCGATAACCGTACCGCGGAGCTCGGCGGCTTCGACGAAGTACTACTAGCCGAGGTTCTCTCCGAACTAGAGGCCGCAGACGCTACTTTACTAGAAGCAGCGTCGTACTCGGACCTTCTCAAAAACGGCGCGAAAGACGATAGAGATAAAGACCAAGCGCCCGAGGACTTCGATAGCGTAGACGAGAATATCGAGACCGAGCATACCTGCCCTAAATGTAACTACCGCTGGAGCGGCAAAGCGTGACATATAGCGTACCTTCCCTAGCAAGTATCGCCGCCGTTAAAGGAACAAACGGCTATAAAGTCGTATCTACGTTCTCCGGCGCCGGCGGCTCCTCTCTCGGCTTCGAGATGGCCGGCTACTCGATAGTTAGAGCGCACGAGTTTATCGACGAAGCCGCGAATACTTACGAGGCTAACCATACCGGGACGCCGGTAGACCGTAGAGATATCCGCGAGGTCTCGGCGGAAGATATCCTAAACGCTACCGGCCTTAAAGTAGGAGAGCTCGACGTACTCGAAGGCTCCCCGCCCTGCTCGTCTTTCTCTACCGCCGGCAAGCGCGAAAAAGCCTGGGGTAAAGTTAAAGCCTACTCGGATAAAGCGCAAAGGAGCGACGACCTCTTCTACGAGTACGCGCGACTACTACAAGGCTTACAGCCTAAGGTCTTCGTAGCCGAGAACGTCTCCGGTCTCGTAAAAGGAACCGCTAAAGGCTACTTCCTCGATATCTTAAAGACGCTTAAAGAGAGCGGCTATCGAGTAGAGGTTAAACTACTAGACGCGCAATGGCTAGGAGTACCACAGGCGCGTAACCGCGTTATCTTCGTAGGCGTTAGAGAAGACCTTAAAGACGAAAACGGTAAAGCTATCCTACCGGCGTTCCCTACTCCGCTAAAGTACCGCTACTCGATAAACGATGCTCTAGCCGGCGTCTCGCCTATCGTAGAGAAAGAGACCGATATATCCCGCTACGCTATCGGCGCCGAATGGGAGCTTACCCCTATCGGCGGCTCCTCTTCGCGCTACTTCTCTCTTACGAGACCCGACCCCGATAAACCCTGCCCGACTCTAACCGCTACCGCCGGCGTCCCTAGCGCTGCTAGTGTAGTACATCCTACTCTTAAACGTAAGTTCTCCGTAGCGGAAGCTATCCGGCTCTCTTCCTTCCCTGACGACTTTAAACTAACCGGTACTTACTCTCAAAAGATAGAGCGCCTCGGTAGAAGCGTTCCGCCCCTACTAATGAAAGCCGTAGCCGAGACCGTTAGAGACTCTATCCTAGGAGAGGCCGTATGAGTAACTCCGTAGGGCATCGCCCGAGCTCTAACGCCTGGGAGTTCGACGCTTCCGTAGTAGAGGTCTTCGAAGATATGCTAGCTCGCTCTATCCCCGGCTTCGAAGATATGCGCCGCGTTGTAACGGAAGTAGGCCGCGCGTTCGTAAAGCCCGGAGCTACTATCGTAGACCTCGGCTGTTCTAAAGGCGGAAGCCTAGCGCCGTTCGTAGAAGATAACAAAGCTCGCGCGTATATCGGAGTAGAGCAGGCCGAAGACATGAGAAACGCCGCTATAGAGCGCTTTAAGGCAAACTCGCGCGTATCTATACTAGACCTCGACTTACGCTACGAGTACCCCGAGGTACTATCTAACCTTACTCTCTCGGTACTTACAGTACAGTTTACGCCTATCGAGTACCGCCATAAGCTTTTAAAGCGTATCTACGATACTCTAAAGCCCGGCGGAGCTTTCGTCTTCGTAGAGAAGTGCCTCGGCTCTGACCCTCGCGGAGACGAACTCCTAACTAACCTCTACCTCGCGCGCAAAGCCGAGGAAGGTTACTCTACGGCCGATATAGAAGCCAAGCGTAAAAGCCTAGAAGGAGTCTTAGTGCCTATCACCCCCGCGTGGAACGAAGCTCTACTACGTTCCGCCGGCTTTACTACCGTAGAACCTATCTGGCGCTCTCTAAACTTCGGCGCCTGGGTAGCTATCAAAGGAGAAGAAAAGTGAGCAAGCCAGGTCCGGCGCCTACGCCGACACACCTTAAGATAGTACGCGGCGTACGCCGCGACCGTATCAACGATAAAGAACCGACGCCTAGCAAGAAAGCTCCTTCGTGCCCGTCATGGCTCTCTCCCGAAGGTAAAAAGGTCTGGCGTCGTACGAGTAAGCAACTCTCCGAGATGGGCGTACTCTACGCCTGCGACGGAGATAGCCTAGCCGCTTACTGCGAAGCCGTCGTACGCCATCAGAAGGCGTGCGAGCTTATAAACTCTACCGGCATCCTTATCAAGGGGAGACGCGACGGCGTAGTTAAGAACCCGGCTGTACAGGTAGCGCGCGACGCGGAGAGTACTATAAAGGCTTTCGCGCAGGAGTTCGGCCTTACGCCGTCGGCGCGTACGCGTCTTAAAACTAACCAGGAACCGGAGACGGGCCTAGATGACCTCCTCCGGTGAGCCCCGCGCAACTACCGCCGGCCTTGCCCTTCCCGAAGGCACTTACTTCGACGAAGACTCCGCCCGGCGCGCTATAAACTTCTTCGAACGTACCCTTATCCACGTCGATGGACGCTGGGCCGGTAAGCCTTTCGTACTACAGGACTGGCAGGTAGACCATATCATAGCGCCGCTTTACGGATATAAACGCGCCGACGGAACTCGTCTCTACCGGCAGGCTTATATCGAAGTTCCTCGTAAAGCCGGTAAAACTACCCTCTGCGCCGGTATCGCCCTCTATGGCCTTATCGCCGACGGCGAAGAAGGCGCTCAAGTCGTAGCGGGAGCTAGAGACCGTCCGCAGGCTCGACTTACGTTCGACCTCGCGCGTAGAATGGTAGACGCGAGCCCTATGCTATCTAAACTAGCGGTAGCTAAACGCTCCTATATCGAGGTTCCTAAAACGGGAGGCGTCTTTAAAGCTATCTCCGCGGACGCTGGCTCGCAGCACGGCCTTAACGTATCTACCGGTATCTTAGACGAACTACATGTACATAGAAGCCGAGACGTCTACGACGTTATCGCAACCTCTCAAGGCGCGCGCCTCTCGCCGCTTCTTATCTCTATCACGACTGCCGGCCTCTTCGACGTCAATACTATAGCCTGGGAACTACACGCCTATACCGAGAGCATCGCGGCCGGTATCGTAGACGACCCCTACTTCCTCGGCGTTCTCTACGGAGCCGACAAAGAGGACGACTGGACCTCCCCGGCCGTATGGAAGAAAGCACATCCTAGCTTAGGCTATACCGTCGCCGAAGAGTTTTTAGCCGAGGAATGCGAACGTGCTAAAGCCTCCCCTAACCGTCAGACCGCTTTTAAGCAACTTTACCTAAACGTATGGACCTCCGAAGCCTCCCGCTGGCTCGATATCGAAACCTGGCGCGCCGGAGCTCTAGATATCGACGAGGACGAGTTCCTAGGCGCCCCCTGCTGGCTAGGCTTGGACCTTGCAAGCACTACGGACGTTACGGCGCTCGTCGCCGTCTTCGAACGGCCCGACGGCGAGGACGGCTACGTAGTAGTACCTCGCTTCTTCCTACCGGGAGACGATATCGTAGAACGCGAACGCCGAGACCGCCTACCTTACCGTAAATGGGCCGAAGACGGCTGGCTAACCTTAACCTCCGGTAACGTTCTAGACTATAACGCGGTACGTCTAGAGGTTCTAAAGTTCGCCGAACGATACGACGTACAAGAAGTAGCGTACGACCGCTGGGGAGCTACCGCGCTCGTCTCTCAACTAATGGAAGACGGCCTTACGCAGGTCGTACCGACCGGCCAGGGCTTCGCTACCCTCTCGGCTCCGAGCAAAGAACTAGAGCGCCTAGTACTCGGCGGAATGCTCCGGCATAACGGCTCGCCGGTGTTGCAGGCTCACGTCGATGCGGTCACCTTAAGCAGCGACCCCGCCGGGAACATAAAACCGGACAAGAAGCGGAGCGCATCACGTATCGACGGCGTAGTAGCCTTAGTTATGGCGATACACGCGGCGAGTCTTAACAACGGAAGTCAGAGTACTAGGTCAGTCTACGAGGAAAGAGGACTAGAGGCAGTATGAGTAACATCGTCTCAAGCAACGCAACGGTAACAACATCCGTAGCTAAACTTATCCAGGACACTACTAACGTAGGTGTTATCAACAACGGTCAGGTAGCTTACGCTATCTCTAACGTCGGAGACGGGACTGTATATGTCGGCGACTCTAGCGTCACGACTTCTAACGGCTTCCCTATCCCGGCCGGAACTTCTCTTACCTTCGATATCCCTATCCAGTCTTCGGTATGGGCTATCGCTACGGAGTCATGCGCTGTACGTATCCTTAAGGTGGCCTAATGTCTATCCGCATTACGAACCCCGCAGGCGGAGCTACCGGGCCTCAAGGCCCCGCAGGTAGCGACGGCCTCTCCGCGTACGCTGTCGCTGTCGCTGCCGGCTTTACCGGTACCGCTTCCGAGTGGTTAACCTCGCTTATCGGCCAGACTGGCTCTACAGGTGCTGCGGGAGCCGACTCAACCGTACCAGGCCCCGACGGTCTTACCGCGTACGAAGTAGCCGTAGCCTCAGGCTTCTCTGGAACTCAAGCCGAGTGGCTAACCTCGCTTATCGGGGATACGGGAGAAACAGGAGCTACAGGACCTACCGGCCCGGCTCCCTTTACTCTTACCGGCCCTTACGATAACGGCGTAACCTACTCTGTCGGCCAAGCGGTAGAGTACAACGGCTCGACCTGGGTAATGCATACCTATATCGGCGGCGCCGGCTATACGCCTTCCTCTTCCCACTGGACGCTCCTAGTATCTAAAGGCGATACCGGAGAGAGCGCTTACGCTAACGCCGTAGCTAACGGCTTCGTAGGTTCTCAAGCCGAGTGGCAGACCTCGCTGGAAGGCCCTCAAGGTGAACCGGGAAGCGACGGAAGCGACGGCCTCTCCGCGTTCGAAGTAGCCGAAGCTAATGGCTTTACCGGTACCGCTTCCGAGTGGCTGACCTCGCTTATCGGTAGCGACGGAAGTGACGGAAGCGATGGCCTCTCTGCCTATGAACTCGCGGTAGCTGACGGCTTCGTAGGTTCTTCCTCCGAGTGGCTGACCTCGCTTATCGGCCAAACCGGCCAGACAGGCGATACCGGAGCTTCGGCTTACGCTGTCGCTGTCGCTAATGGCTTCTCTGGAAGCCAAGCTGAGTGGCTAACCTCGCTTATCGGCCAGACTGGCTCTACAGGTGCTGCGGGAGCTGACGGAGATAAATACCATACGACCTCTACTACCGAGCTTACGCTCGCTTCGAACGGTAACGTAACGCTTACCGTAGAGACAGAGCTCGACTACTCTATCGCTCAGACGGTTATCATCGCTCACGACTCGCTACACCACATGCACGGCGAGGTAGTAAGCTACAACCATACGACAGGCTCGCTAACCGTAGCGCTTAAGAACTCTACCGGTAGCGGTACTTACTCCTCGTGGGAAGTAAACCTCGACGGAGCCGTAGGTATCCAAGGTGAACCAGGCCTAGACGGAAGCGACGGAAGCGATGGAAGCGACGGCCTCTCCGCATACGAAGTAGCCGTAGCTAATGGCTTCTCTGGAAGCCAAGCTGAGTGGCTAACCTCGCTTATCGGCCAGACTGGCTCTACAGGCAATACCGGCCTATCAGCTTACGAAGTAGCCGTAGCTAACGGCTTCGTAGGCTCCGAAAACGACTGGCTGACCTCGCTGGAAGGCCCTCAAGGAGAAACAGGCCTTACCGGAAATACCGGCGCCTCCGCATACGAGCAAGCGCTTAGCGAAGGCTTCGTAGGAACACTTGCAGAGTGGCTAACCTCGCTTATCGGGGAGACCGGCTCTACAGGCCCTGCCGGAAGTGACGGAAGCGATGGCCTCTCTGCCTATGAACTCGCGGTAGCCGACGGCTTTACCGGTAGCGAGGCCGAGTGGCTGACGTCACTTATCGGCCAAACCGGCAGCGCCGGCCTAAACGGAAAGACCGTACTAAACGGCCTTTCGGTTCCCGCCGCTAACCTCGGAACCGTCGGCGACTTCTACATCGCTACTGATGAGTACATCATCTACGGACCGAAGCAGAATACCGCCGCTATCGAGTGGAACGAGCCTACGACTATCTCCGGCTCCGGCGCTCCTTCTAGCGGTACCGGCGCTACCGGCGATATCTACGTCGATACCGCCGCCGTCTCGGCTGAGTCTGGCGTCTTCGTCTACGGCCCTAAAACCTCTGGCGGCTCGTGGCCTACCCCTGACTACGTAACCGGTAACGGCCTACCCGATACCGACGGCGTAGAAGGCGACTACTACCTCGACCTTACCTCTAACCCTTACAAGGTCTACGGTCCGCGCTTCGATAACTACTGGCCGGACTCTACGAGCATCGTAGGACCTCAAGGCGCGCCCGCGGTCTTTACCGGACAAGGTAAGACAGTCTACGTAGATATCTACACAGGCTCGGATACTACCGGAGACGGTACCGCCGCCAAGCCGTACGCTACTATCGCTTACGCGCTAACCGATAGCGACCTTAGCGGTTCCGTAAATAGTAACCTTATCCTCGGTCCCGGTACTCATACCTGCCCGAGCGGTCTAGTTATCCCTAAGAACCTTCATATCAAGGGAGCAAGCCCCGGAGCTACAACTATCGCCGTAACCGGTAGCGTTACCCTCGCTACTTCCGGTACCGGCTCCTGGGCCGGCGCTAACGCCGCTACCGGCGGACGAGGAAGCCTAGATAACGTCACGCTAACCGCGACGACCGGAGTTAGCCTTAACTTCCTTAGCGCTTCGTCGCTATACGGTACGTTCGCGTTTAACCGCGTAGTGTTCGGAAGCTCTACTACGTTCGCTTTAACCGGTATGACCGCCGGAAACTTAGTGTACGCTTTCGGCTGTCTCTTTACCGGAGCGGTAACGCTCGACGGTACCGAGTTTAACTTCCAGACGTCGGACTTCTACTCTACCGTTACGGCTAACGCGGTCTCTTCGGCCTATATCGCTCCGGCATACGGCGCGACTTCGGCTAACATCCGCTTTATCGGCTCGAACCTCCGCGGTTCCGTTACCGTAAGCGCCGCTACCGGCGTCGAGGTCTACGTAGACCTTCGTACGAGCGTAGCTTACGCGACAAGCCATACGGTTACCGGCGATAAGGCCTCTATCCTCGCGTCGCCTTCTACGTTTAGCTTCTCCTCGACTATCACAACGTCGAGTAACGGAGCCGTAGAGTATATGGGCTCCTCCCGCGCTCTCCGCTTCGCTGACTCTAACGCGGCGGAATGGACAAGCGTAAGCGCAAACTGGGACGCCTACCCCGTCTCCGTACAGGCCGCGCTTAATGAGCTAGCGAGTAGAGTCCGCGCCCTGGAGCCATAATGAGAGCGTGGACGCGCGTAGTAGCGCGCCGTCGCGTTATCGTCAATACTAGCGACCACGCGCTTAGTGGCATCCTCTATAAGCAGGTAGGGCCTCTACTCGTACTCCGAGACGCCTCTATGCTAACGCCCGGCGGCCCGGCTACCCCTATCTCCGGGGAAGTTATCGTAGAACGCTCTAAAGTGGAGTTCGTACAGGTAGTAGGGAGCTAAAAACTATGGCAGTTATCCAGAATGAGAACGGCCTTATAGCTATCTCTACCCGCGATACCGGTATAGGCTCTAACCCGTTTCTCTCCTTCTTCGAGAATGACGGAGCGGACGTACAGACTCTTTACAAGACGCAACCCGAAGTACGAGCCTGCGTAGACTTTCTCTCGCGTAACATAGCTCAGCTTCCTATCAAGGTATACGACCGCGTAAGTGATACCGAACGCCGCCGCGTAAACGACGGCCCTCTCGTCTTTACCCTCGACCGTCCGGCCCCTAACGTAACTCGTACCCGCTGGGTATCCGAGATGGTCTC